GTGCGTCGAGAGGAACTCACCCGCGAACACGACGCCATCGGTGACAAGCGTCAGCGCCTCAGCGACACCACCTTCACCGCCAAAGACGCTGAGCAACTTATCACCGGCGCCGAGAGCAGCCGTCTCGAGCTCGGCGAGTGCGCGTTGCAGGTCCGCGGCGCCCTGCGAGGCGTTGACCAGATCCGGCCCAAGAGCCTTGGCCAGCTTCTCGAACTCCTCGAGGTTGGACGTGTCGCCGAGCGCCTGGAGCAGCATGGTGCCCGAGCGGCCGAACAACTGCGTGGCAAGCGCTGCCTGTTCGCCCTTGTCCGAGATCTCGGAGAGCTGCTTGAGCGACTCCCGGAACACCTCATCCAGGTCCCGCATGCTGCCGTCCGTCCGGCTTGCTGCGATGCCCAGCCGATCGAAGGCCACGATAGCCTCACCCGTCCCGCGAGCAGCATCCGCCACCCGCTTAGAGAAGGGGACCAGCCCAGCGGCCAGTTGCTCGAAGGTCAGGCCCGAGCCACGCGCAGCCAGGTCCAACCCCTGAAGGGTCTCAGCGGCCAGCCCGGTACGGGTCGCCATGTCGTTGACCGCGTTCTTGTAGTCGGTCAGATCCTTGACGAGCTTCGCGAAGGCAGCGGCAGCAGCCACAGCCGCCGCAACCATCAGCTTCCCCATGTCGTCCGCAGACTTGCCGGCCTTCTTGGTGGAGTCCGCAGCGTCGTCCGCACTCTCGGACACCTCGCCAAGTTCGGCGCTTGCGTCGTCCCGGAGCTTGATGATGTACTCGATCGTGCGGGTAGCCATGGGGTCCTCAGAAGGGCGTGATCTTGGCCACAGGGAAGATAGGGCTGTCTCCCATCTTGGCAGCCTGGCGCTGCGACATGGCAAGACACTCCTGAAGGTTCAGAAGTTCGATGGTCTGCACCTCAGCCGGCCACTCGAGCACCGTCATCGCCGGCACCCGATACAGCATCGTCAGCATGGCCAGCGTCTCCCGGTCGCCCGGGCTCATCGCTGCGAAAGGAGGCGGCAGCCTTGGCCGCGGCCCCCTGACTATGCGACTGCACAGCCTCGAGCAGCACGGTGCGGGCGATCTCGTCCAGCGTAGTCAGCGCCATATGCCGATCGGTCTTCTCGTCCTCTTCGGTCTGGACAAGCTGAACGTCACACCAGTCGGCGTCCCCGGGGGACTTCAGGGCGACCACGCCGGCGATCAGCATATCGTCGGCAGCCTTGCGGCGGTCCTCGGCCATCTCGGCGAGGTAGGCCGGTGACATCTGCTTCATGCGATGCATGATCTGGCGTGCGACCTCGCCTTCTGGCATGTCCTGCCCGGTAACCATCTTCTCAATGACCTCGGGCGGGAGCTCAGCCAGAAGCCGCATCTGCGACGAGCCGATCAGGCTTGCACTGGTCACCCTGCGCAGTCGGAAGACGAAGGGCTGACCGTGGATCAGCACCTCGCAAGTGGTATGCCGGTTAGCCTTGATGGCCTTGAGCGGGTTCATAGTTCCCTCCTATGTGCAGCGGGTCCGGCTTAGTTGCTGGTGCCGCTGCTGTTCTCGTTGACGATGACCAGCTTCAGCCCGTGATCGGTGCCGTCTCCCAGGCATCGGAACTGAAGCGTCTGGGTGATGAAGCCGTGAGAGCTCACCGGCTGGCTGGCTCCCGACCACTTCATGTTCTGCATGGTGAACGTGGCGGTGAGGCTGGAAGAGGTCATCGCGAACGTGCCGTCTCCCTGGGTGTCCGAGACGAACTCGGTGTGCTGCGCCCAGGTCTGGAAGATCAGCGTGATCTGGCCGGTCACCTCGGTGACAGACTGGCTCGGAGCCTGGACCGTGGCGCTGCCGATCTTGCGGGGGGCGACGTTGCCCGTAGCGATCTCGACCTCGAAGCTACTCACCTGGAGGCTGTTGCTGTTGAAGTCGAAGGTCCCGCCATGGCTGGCGCGCAGGAAGGTCTGTCCGGAGCCCAGGGACGGCGACGTTGCCGTAGTGGGCGCGGCGTGGGTCTCAGCGAACCCGGACACGCTCAGCTTGGCCAGGTCGCCCGAGCCGAGAGAGAAGCGCATCCGCTGAACCGTGCAGCCTTCGAACGTGGCCGAGTCGGTGTAGGAACCCATGATGGGCTCCATGGTCAGGCCCGAGGGGACCGCTCCACCGAGGGTGTACGTGTGTGTGTAGTCCGAGCCGGCGGGGCCCGTGGTCGCCAGCGAACCGAAGCACGCCTCGAGCAACATCCCGAAGTTCTCATAGGACGGCAGGGCCTCGAGGGACCACGAGCAGTTGTCCACCTCGGAGTCCGTCTCACGGTGGGTCGGACCACCCAGCCCGAGCACCGGCACGACTCGCTTCTGAATGTCGCGCTTGAAGGCGTGCGACAGCACATGAAGGGTGTTCGTCCTGGATACGGCAGTGCCCCAGGTCGACTCCTTGCCGAGCATCACATAGGATCCACGTCCAATCTGGTCAGCCACTTTAGGTCTCCTCAGCCGGGTCGTTGACCTTGATCTGGACTCGGCGATCGATGCTTCGGTTGTTGGTAGTCGTCAACACGGTGACGCTGGTGTAGTTGGTGGCATCGCTGCCACCCTGGGCCACGATCTTGGCGTAAAGGCGCCCGTTACACTCGATCATGGTCGTATTCGGGAGGTCTTTCATCGAGGACTGATCGGCGCCGGCTGCCTCGATCGTCACGTCCATATGAGACGGCTCCTCGTAGATCTTGGAACTGTTCACGCTTCCGCAATACTCCTCGAGCGGCGGAAAGCGGACCCAGAGGTGTTGCACCTCGTTCGTGGTCTTGCTGAGCGTCTGGCGGACGATGGTAGCCCCAGCGCGCTCAGGGGTGGCCGTAATCGTAGCCACGGGCGCCGCCCGCTCGACGTTCGTAGTCAAGGGGCTGGAGGTAGTGGGCGAGCCTGAGCCGTCCGTGGCGCTGTCATTGTGGAAGTAGAGCCAGAAGAACGAAAGGCTATTCGTCTTCGGGTGGGTGAACCCGGACACGCGAATGTTGCCGCTCTTGCTCGCGTATACCCACGAGTTCAGGTCGTAGACCAGTTTTGTCGTGCCATCGGCGGACACTACCCGGATGTCATCACCATCGGCCTGGACATTGTCCCAGAACGGACCCCAATCCGAGGGGAGGGCCACCGTGGCCTCGACGGTGCCTGCTGCGGTAGCGGACCCATCCACGGTGATCAGGGCCCGCTTCAGCCAGGTCTCGCCGGTCTCTGCGTACCAAGCCATCTCAGACCCCGATCCGGCTATGCCAGCCGGCTTGCAGGTTGATGAGCACGAGGCCCTTGTTTTGGAACTCCTGAGCGCCGTCCACGGCTACGCTCTCGATCTCGAGCAGGTCGATCACCCGTGCGCCTCCGTTCTCCAGTCCCTGGTCACTCATAATCGCGGCCATCAGGTCCGCCTCGAGCTCGATCGCGGCATCTTCTCGGGCCTCGGGGGACGCTGCTGACCCGATGGACTGAGTGACCGCGGCCACGCTGATCTCAAGCGTCTTGATGACTGACCCGCCGATGTTCGCCCCGTCCCGCGTGGTGCGGACGAAGCCACGGGCAATGCGAACCACCGGACGGTCTCCGCTCACCTTCTTGAGGTCCACGATTCGGCTGACCTGCTCGGCACCGCTGAGCGTGTTGACGTAGGTGTGCGACTCGCTCAGGTTGCTCACCGAGTTGCCATTGATGACCGTGGCAAGGATGGCCTTGAGGTTGTTCAGGATGGTCGTGGTGCGCGCCGTCAAAGGACACGCTCCAGCGCCGCAGCCAAGCGCTGCTCGAGCCCCTGCGCGGCCGTAGAGAGACCGTCCCTCAGATACCACTTCGGGCGGATGCCCTTGTAGCCCATCTCCTGAGCGCGGGCGTAGACCACTCCCTGAGCACCCAGCCGGATTTCCAGGCCACCACCAGACGAGTCGTGAACGCTGCCAGCGATGGACCGGCGCAGGTTGCCCGTGATGACGTTCATGCGGGTCGTGGCGTTCAGCTTGCCCTGACGCTCAGCGTTCATGGCCGTGCCGATGAGCACCTTGCGGAGCTCCTTCTGAAGCCCGCCGGCACCCGCCTTGCGTGCTGCGTCTCGCATCTCCTCAAAGGTCATGCGAACCACCCCGCGCGGTAGCGGTTGAGCACCTCGCGAGCGTGCGGGGGAATGATGGTCTCGTCTCGCAGGGTGATCGTGAAGTCGCCGTCAGTGCGGGTCTGCTCGCCCTGCTTCATGCGGAGGTCCCACAACGCTCGGACGATGGCGCCCACGCCGTGCACGAGGTCGTCGGGGGTCGTGGTGAAGCCGCAGGAGGCCACCACCTTGATCACCTCGGCCTCGCTCTCCTCGGTGGAGCTCCAGGGCGTAGCGCCCACGTCGAGGATGACCCGACCGCCGCTCTTGTCCAAGCGGTAATCGCTGCTCGAGACGAGGTAGGTGGACCCGTCGAAGTCCTCGCCCGTGTCGTCCTCGATGCTCGTGATACTGACGATGGGGCGGATGGGGAGGCGCAGGAAGCGGCCTCCGGGGCCCGTCAGGTACAGCGTGTAGGTCTGCTGCGTGAGGCTGACGGCGCCCTGGTCGTTGTAGGAAGGCCAGTCCAGCCAGCGCGCAGCGATCTGATCAGCGCGACCCACGAGGGTGTCGATCAGCGTGTCATCGTCTGTAGCAGTGGCAGGGAGGCCCACGAAGTGACGGGCCTGCGCTGTCGTCAGGATGGCCACCTACTTGACCGCCTTCTTGGGTGCGGGCTTCTTGGCCTTGACAGGCTCGAGGAAGTCCGGGAGGGACTCGGGGGTGGGGTAGCCAGCCGGCAAGACTCGCTCCTCTCCCTCGGTCCAATGGATGCCGCTGGGCCAGACACCGCGAGCAGAAGCCCGCAAGCGCATAGCACCGTCCTTGCCTCGGGGTAGCTTAGGCATCAGACGCTCCCCTTCTTCGGTGCTGCCTTACGGCGGCGCCTCTTCGGCTTCGGCTTGGACGTGACCGCCGAGACGGAAGGGCGGGAGGGAACCCGCGCCCCATCAGCCTCGACGGCCACAAATGCGTCAGGGTAGTCGGCGATCATTCGCTGCGCCTGAGCATCCGGCACGTCTGCCACGTCACCCACGTCGAGGGCAAGGCCCAGGGCGCGATAGGTGCCAGGGTGTCCGGGCCAGATGTTCACGGCGTAGCGAATGAGCATGATCTACCGGACCTGCTGAAGGATGAAGGTCCAGTCACCGTCCGCGGCAGCGCCGGTTCCAGTGTCGTCCTTCTCCACGTAGATCGGGTCCGTCGCACCGAACTCGAGCGCGGTTCCACCGGTCAGGGTGACCGTGCTCACGGTGCCAGCAGTGAGGGCGGCGCCGCCGCTGCTGTTCGTGGTCAGGGTGCCCAGGGAGGTCCCGGCAAGGCCGGCCTTAACGCTCAGGGTCGTGTAGTTGCTCGCGTCCGTGCCAGCCGTGGTGGCGGGCATGAGATAGGCAGCCGCGAGGCGCCACTCCCCGGCCATGCCGTGACAGACCCCGCGCTCTTCATCCGTGCCTGCGGCAACGGTGGGGAAGGCGAGCTGAACGCTGATAATGTCGCTGGAAGCCATGGTATAGCCCTCCGATCAGGTGATGTTGATACCGACGGCGATGTTCTTCTTCGTCGAAGAATCGAACGTGCCGAAGGTGCCGCGGTAGGTGGCGACGAGGTCGAAGACGCCCCGACGGATGTCCTTGGAGACCTCGACCGTGCGCCCCTTGTACTGACCCAGCAGGAAGCGGGCGGTGTTCACGAGGATCAGCGAGGTCGTCGAGGACGCGCCGGTGTACAGGCCCGTGGTGTGCAGGTCAGCCGTCACGAAGTCGGAGATCACGATCGGCGTGCCGTCGATCCGGGCGAGCTCGCCAGTCACGATGGTGGCGGCCGCGCCGTACTTCTCCATGGTCGTCACGTCAGACAGGCCCACGAGCTTCAGGTAGCCGAGGGAGCCGGTGACGAGCACCCGCTGTCCAGCGACACCGTGGGGCGCGTCCATGCTCGAGCGGAGACCGCGAACGGTCGCCGTCGTGAACGTGCTCAGGTCCGAGGTGTTGGACACGTCGAAGCCGCGCGCGCGCATACCGAGGCAGTACTTGCGGTGATCGTCGGTGCCGCCGAGGTTGCTGCTGTTCCAGTAGCTGCCCGGGTTCCACGAGGCGATCGCGTCCTGGTGAGTTCCAGCGGTGTCGCCGTTGATCAGGGCGTCTTCCTCAGCCGCGACCAGATCGGCCACGATGCGGCCGCGCAGGTAGGGAAGCATGGCCACGATGCTGTCATCAAGGGCGTCTTCGTCCATCTGGTAGCGGACGGCCATCGAGGCGGCGTCAAAGCTGCGGCTCGTGGAGCCGGGGCTGGTCTCCCGGTACTTCGACGGGTCAGCCGCAGCGGGGGCGCTCTTCAGGTAGGGCGTGCCGCCGAGGTTCATGAACGGCAGCTTGATGTTCTTGTTGCTCATCTGGAGCACGGGGAACAGGGCAGCCACCCGGCGAGCGAGGACCATGTCTTCCATGACGCGGGGGAGCGTCACGTCCGGGATGAAGTCGGCGCCGATGCCGCTGGAGTCCGAGAAGATCTTGGCGATCGGCTCGGGTCCGGCCTTCAGGTGGCTGATCAGCTTGGCGTCGATGGCGCGGCTGTCCGGACGGATGTGGGGCTGACCCGGGTCCCGACGGATGGCGCGCAGGAGGCTACGATCGTCCACGAGGCCCTTGAGCTCACGATGCCAATCGTCGTTGGTGGGGGCGTCCAGAAGGCCGTCAGTAAAGCCCTTCTGTCCAGTCTCGGAGCCCTCGAGGCGCAGGGCCTTGACGCCCTTGGTCACGTCGCCGACGAAGGAGCGATAGAACTCGGCGCCCTCGTTGCGGTTGCGAGCCTGAGCGGAGGAACGAGCCTCGGCCAGAGCCTGGTTAGCGGTCGCCAGGTCGCGGGCCATCTTCTGGCGCTCGCTTGCGGCTTCCTCGTTGGTCTTGATCTGGTCGTTGACCTGCGACTGCAGGCCCTTGGCCAGGGTTTCCAGGCTGCCGATCTTGGCGACCGCCTCCTGGGGAGTCATCTCGACGCTCATGTGAGCTCCTCTTGTGTTGGGGGTCGCCTGTTACGGCATCTCCCACGACTGCCACCAATCGGGGCCACCGTGGGAAGGCTGGGGGGAGAGGGCGCGCTCTGCCTTGATGGCGGCGGCGACCTCCTCGCGAATCATGATCCTCTGACGGGCCTCGGTCGGACCGGCCTGCTTAGCGGCGAGCGCTTCAGCATTCATCGGTACGGTGACGATCGAGAACTCGAGCAGCTTGTTAGGGCTTTCCTCGGAGCCGAGGACGAAGCCCCGGGCGCCATGCTGGGCGTGCTCGGAGGGCATTGAAGACCGGGAGGTCACGCTCCCCGGGATGAAGCCCACCGATCCGGCGTTGACGAAGCCGTCAGCCATCTGGCGGGCGAGCCGCTGGGCGTCCGGGTTGTGGGGGTTATCCCCGTCCATCTGAAGCGTGAGCACCAGCGCCTTGCGCCCGTCCTCCATGGCTTCGACCTCAGCCGAGAGGGCGCGGCCGACTACAGCGCTGAAGTGGTCGTGGTTCTGAAGGATAACGGGGTTGCCGTTGAACCCAGACAGATCCCAGGACTGCGAGACGATGTCGTCAGCACGGTCGACGCTATCGGTGCTGGCGATGAAGCGGAAGACATGGCCCTCGCTCTCGCCCTCGTCCATCTTCTGGATCAGGCCGCTGATGTGGCGGGTAGTCATGCGCTCTCCTCGCCCACAAGGGGAATCGTTGTGCAGCGGCAGTTCACCGAAGACGCCGCAGTGCTCATCGCGCCCGGGTAGGGTCCCGTCGCGCCGTCCGGATCTTCGAAGTCCTCGCCGATCTGGCGGACCTGACCGTCAC